AAACCACCCCCGAGGAGGTGGTCGTGTGCCACTAGTTCAACTGGCACTTCTTACTAAAGTTTTTGACTTTCTCAAACTGGATAGTGTCTGCAAACTTATCTTGTAGTACATCTCCCTTGTGTGAGATAACAAAGATGTTTGCATCTTGTACAGCGAACCTGATAATTTTCAAGAAGTCATCTGTACCTGCAACATCAAGAGAACTGTCAAAAATTTCATCAAGAATCAACAAGTTTGTATTGACAGAATTCTTGACTCTAGCAACCTCTCTCCATGTGAATAGAAGTGCTAGATCGATTCTCATCTTCTCACCTTCAGAGAAGGATGCATAAGAGAAGTGTTCGTGAATCGGAGACTTGACTGTCTCATTAAATTCTTCATCAAGAGAGAAGTTGATACCAAAGTCAAGTTCCTGAAGATACTGACGAATCAACTTATTCATCAGAGGAAGATATTTTTTGATGATACGAGTCTTGACTCCACTGTCTTTGAGAAGATAGTGAACAACATCATGCTCATCCTTCTTCATCTTCATCTCGGCAATCATCTTGTCGATGAATTTTTTCTGACCGACAAACTCTTGCTTCTTCTCTTTTTCTCTCTCGATATTATTGTTGTTGTTCTGAATACGATTGATTTCATTATTGATATAATCAATCTGCTCCTGAACGTTTTCTTTGGAGTTGTTCAGACGCTTGAGTTCAAAGGTTGCCTCATAGATTTGATTCTGAACTTCTTTGATGTCATTCAGTTTGATAGTCAAACTATCAATCTCATTCTCCATGGTTGCCATGGCAAGATCGATTTCGTCAAGCAATTTTAGATTGTCTTTGATCTTATTCTCTTTCAGATCTTTACCAATCGGTTGACTGCAAGTAGGGCAGTCATCATGCTTATCGTAAAACTCAATTTCTTTTGAAAGAGTCTTCTGCTTTGCATCCATCTTGTGATGGAGCTTGTGCAGTTTAGTTTGTTTGGTCTCAAACTTTGCTGGTTCTTCACTGGTATCTTTTAGACCAGTGATGAATGACATGCACTCCTCAACCTGAGTATCGATAGTGACAATCTTTTTGAGGAGACCATCGATCTCAGATTTCTTTTGAGTTACCCTAGACTGGGATTGTTCTTGAAGATCACTAACAAATCTATCCTGAATATCAATCTTCTCTTGTACTAACTCTGCGTTATTCTTTAGATCTTTGATTTCGTCGGAAAAGATTTTGATCTTCTCTTTGACCAGAAGATTCATTGTAGAGAAAATCTTGATATCCAAGATGTCCTCAATAACTTCTCTGCGCCCTGCAGCAGGCAATTGCATGAAAGGAACAAAAGTACTGCTACCCAGAATTACAATCTGAGTGAAGGACTTGAAGTTAAGTTTGAGAATATTCTGCTCAAGATGTTTTTGTTGATCAGCAGCAGATGCACTCTGATCAAGCATCTTACCGTTCTGATAAATCTCAAACACAGTTGGTTTGATGCCTCTACGAATCAGAAACTCTTTCTTTCCAATACTAAACTCAATCTCAACAAGACACTCTTTATCATTAGTAGTATTTACTAACTGAGGTTTATTGATCTTGCGAAAAGGTTTATTGAAAAGACCAAAGGTAAGAGCATCTAGGATCGTAGACTTACCTGCACCGTTAGATCCAACAATCAAAGTCGATGGAGAACTATCAAGAGATACTTCAGTAAAACTGTTACCTGTTGACAGAAAATTTTTCCATCTAATAGTTTTGAATAGGATCATTCGTCAGATAAAGGGGGGACTACAAATTCATCAGGAGTTACGATGCAATACTTGTGACCTAGACCCTCACAGGTTTTGATTACAAGATCATCATCAATCTCTTTTACGGTCAATTCTGGATGGTCATCTGCCTCCAGTAGACCAGCATAGCGTATTGCGTCGTCTTTGTCAACAAACAGTTGCAAGACTTTGCTTCCGTCCAAATGCGTAGCGGCAAAAGCACCGTCACCATCTTTTGATAGAGTCAGAACAAACATACTACACCTCTGATGCTTCTACATACAATCCTTTGATAATATCTATAATAGATTGTTTGTCTAGATGATCCTGCTCCAACTCATGAACATATTTTTCTAGTGTTGTGAGAGTATCTTCTACTTCAATCTCTTCGCTATCATCTGTTGTTAGGTCGTAGTTCTCAATGACCTTCAGATCATGCACACCAACTTTGTGGATCTTCTCAATAAATCTATCAAATGCATAGAAGTCAGTCTTCTTCTCTACAATGACTTTGATAAATTTATCTTTGCAATCTTCAATCTGTTCATCTGAGTGTTCTGCTTTTTGATCATTGTAGTAGAACTTCTTGAACATCTTATATGGATTTTCCACATAAGTTAATTTCAAAGTCTCAGTATCAAAGATATGGAAACCTCTGCGATCATCACAATCATTCCAGTAAATCTGATAAGGATTACCTAGATATGTGACGTTACCTTTGCTACTCTTGGTGTGATAGTGACCAGAGAAGACACGTTTGAATTTAGAGAAGAACGACGGGTCTTCACCTTTAGCGTGGAAGTAACCAGGGTGTGCCTCAAACCCAGCAAGTTCTAGGTGTCCCATGGCAACAGATGCATTAGTATTCTGGATCTGCTCTAGGGTGTGCTGCTCGTTTTCTTGGTTGATCCAAGGAATGAACAGGATAGGAAGACCATGCACTTCAATCTCTTTACACTCAGAGATAGGAGTAACATTACCATACTGCTGCAGAAGAAGATCTACAGTGTTGATGTCATTTGTATTCTTATAGAATGCAGTGTGATTACCAACAACAGTGTATACATGTACGCCACGCTGCTCTAACTTATCGTAGTATTCTTCTTGTGCCCACTTCAGAGACCAGAAGTCAATGTTACGACGATTGTCAAATGTATCTCCTAAGTCAAGAACAGTATCAATACCATACTTGTCCAGTGTAGGGAAGAAAACGTTTTGATAAAACTTGCCGATAAACTCATGGAAGACTTGACTTCCTTTTCTCATACCAAAGTGTTGGTCAGTAATAATTGCAACTTTCATCGATTCATTCTTGCCTCAACATTTTCCTTGATGCTATTCATCTGGGAGACATCAATACTGGTGCCATCTTCTGACATTGCAGTAAAGACTTCATCGTATCCCGACCGCTCGATAATTTTATTTTTAATTTCTAGTTGCTTCTTCTCTCTTTGAATACGTCTGAGAAAGGCGTAATAAATGATTTGAGTGAAGTATGCGAAAGGATTCTTAGATTTCTCTGGATCAAAGTTATCTACATACTGGACACAGTTTTCTACTCCATCACAAATCATATCATCTTTGAACATATAGTTCACAAAGTTTGGTCTGTATGAAAGATGATTTGCAATTTTCAGAAAACACTCTCCAATATAATTTGAAATTCTGGGCTTTGGTTTGCCTGCATCTGCAGCACGTTTTACCGACTCCCTGTACTGGATCAAAGCCTCTAAGAATTCTTTGTTATTTACATAGTGTTCTGATTTTGCTGCCATTACAGTTTATTCTTTTGTGTTCATATAATAGCATATGTGTCAACACTTGACAAGGGTACTCAATATCTGTATAATAACCTTGTGGAGGTTCAAGAGAACTAGCTTTAAGTTCTATAGAGATATTCAAAGTACTGTCTAGCATCATCTACACTAGAAACGTATCCTTTTTGTTCATCTGCTTCTACCCTATTATCAACCATAGGATTATTAGAAGGATGCAAGGCTCTTGCTAGACACTTCTTATAGAAAGAGAGACCATCTCCAGATAGTTCTGTAATGGTAAGGATATGTTCTTTCTTGAGAATAAAGGAATCTTCACCAGAGAATTTCATCCACATATGTGGTGTAATCATACATTGGAATACTCCAGGAGAAGTGGCTACATTCATCTCCTCTATCTCAATAGCATTAGCAATAATAATTACGTCATCCTCCACATCATGAAGAACCTGAGTAAGGATCTCTTCACCAGTAACTAATTTTATTGATGCGTAAAAATCTTCCATGCTTTACTTGAAATCTACAGTAATGATTTTGTATTCAAAGTTTTCTTCATTATAAATTTTGATTCTTTCTACCAAATGATTCAGAGTATAATTTTTCTTTCCCTTGTATGAAATATCATCAGATACATCATACAGAGTAGCGAGATCTTTGTTTTGACCTTTCCTTAGGACTCTACCAATAGATTGTAAATTCCTAATCCTACTCTTAGATGGACTTGCAAAAATTACATTGTGTAGATTTTTGATATTAATACCTGTAGAGAATGTACCGTAAGATGCAACGATGATTGCATTATTCTCAGATTCGGTAATTCTTCTTACTGATTCTCTATCGTCTACATCCACACCACCGTGGATAAAGAAGACCTGTCGTTTATCTTTTACACTATTATTTAGTAGATCATAAATGACCTGTCCATGGGTGGAAACCCTACTGTAGAGAATAAGAGTGTTTCCTTTTAGATCTAATGCTAGATTTTTTATAAAATTATTGCGCCGCTCATGACCAATTAAATATTGGATTTCATCTTCATACGTGTCAAACTTCTGACCTTCATGATTCAAGATCAGAACTTTGATATTGAAACGGGAGAGATATCCCTGATTGATTAGTTCTTCTGTGTTGATAATTTTTTGTGTGGGACCAAACAGTCCTTCCAATACCCACTTGTGAGTTTGTGTACCATCTAACGTACCAGTAAATCCAACACGATACTTTGCGTTATGGCATTTTGTTAGGAGAGTTGTCAAAGACTTTGCTTTGAACTGGTGTGCTTCATCTCCTATAACTGCTGTGAAATTTTCAAAAAATGATTTAGGCAATTTATATACGCTTTGCCAGGTAGTGATGGTAACGGGGTGATCGGTTTGTTTTGTCCGTCCCGCGTATATTTTGTGGCAATAAGACTCAGCGTCCCATCCATAATCAATAAAGTCCTTATACATTTGTTCCACAAGGCTGGTGGTTGGAACAATAATAAGAATTCGCTGTCCTGTGGATTCATAATATCTTACCAAAGAATAAATCATCATCGACTTACCTGATGCGGTAGGTGAGATAATTAATTTTCTATTATTTTTGAGTGCCTGATATACTGCTTTGACTTGATAATCTCTCGGAGTGAACTGGGTAATAGATTCCATGAATCCTTTTACGCCACGTTCAGTAATTAGTTCGTTTGATTCTAATGCTTCTCCATAGTATTTGTTAGACTCAAACTTCATGTTGTAGTTCATTTCACCACACCATGTGATGACTCGATCTAACAAACCACAATAGATCTCTCCTGTATGTGGAGAGAATAG